TCCGTTTCTCCCTCGATTACAGCGTCAGAGTTATAAAGGAGCTTCACGAAATCATTCTCAGTGGAGTTACGATATCTCATGATCTGATATCCATCGTTCCTCTTGGCCTTTCGATTGTGTTCATCGATCTCTTGTTTAGGCCATATATGTCTCGCTACCCACCCAACGATATCCCCTGCGTCTATAATGAGGAAAATAACATAATTATCAAGCTTGAAATTGCAACCTCTCGTAGTCCCAACCGGAAAGTATTCGTAGTCATCAGCATTGAATCCACGATCCTTTAAGTAGTTGTTCTTATAACATCTTTTAAATCCTTTTGGAGGATCTATAATATCAATATTATCATCGATAATATCTCCATTTTCTTCCGTAATAAAAGAAAGATTTTCTAATTCAGCACCAATCGAACTTGTGGCTTCGAAAACTAAGTCTGTTCTACCTATATATTCCAATAATGGAGTTAGCTCCCTGTTGGATTTTCCACAAGAAAAGCAATGAGAGGCAAACAATCTTTTCTTTGCGGTTGGTTTCCCTATATAGATAGCAAACTTGTGCTTTTTATGGCAATAAGGACAGTGTTCAGCTATCAGGTTTTTTTCAGATCCATCCAAATGACCATTCAGTTCAATTTTGAGTTCTTGTATTAGAAACTCTACCTCATTCTGAGTGTAATTCATTGACATTGCAAAGGTAATAATAACTTTTAATTAAATAACAAAAGCCCATAGAAAAAACTATGAGCTTCGTTGTTTTTTATGCCACCTTACTTAGATTTAATGTTCTTTGCTTGTCGTAGAATACCTCGTCCTCATATCTGGTGGCTATCTTAATCGTTTTTCCTTTTTTAAAGAACCTTGATTTAGCGATATGAAGGCGAATAATGTTCTCTTTTCTTTCATTGTCAGATTGATTTAACGATATTAAATGGGTCATTGGTCTAGCCAACCCTTTCGCCTCGGAACAGTTATATTCCGTCAATACGTTTTTCTCGTCATTCAACCAATCCCTGTTCTCTACGGTAGCCTGATAAGTGACAACGATCCATACGTCCTCATCACCAGCTATATCCTTTAAGTCATTGGCTACCGCTATTCGCTTGTGTCTCTCATGGTCGCTATCCCATTGTTTGCCGGATGCGTCACTTAACAGGTCCATGCTGTCGATTATTATCACGTCCGGAGATTTGCCGTATATCTTCTTGTACTCGTCAATCCCGGATTTGATATCGATGGTAGATACCTTGCTATTGAACCTTGGAAAGGATTTTACATCGATATTGCCAGCGTACTCATTGATCTTGGCTACACACTTATCTATCTCGTTATCGGATAATTTCCCTTTCTCGTACAAATAGGAGCTTTTTTCTATCAAGGCTCCGCTATATGCATCAACCACTTCTTTCTGTGATCCCTCAAGCTGGAAATGCAGCACGTCCAATCCGTCATCAATAGCGGCGTGAAGACCTATATGGCGTGCTATATGGGACTTACCGACACCGGTGGGAGCGAGGAAACAAGTCAATTGCGTACGTAAGTTTCTCCCTCCATTCATCTCGTCCAGATCATCGATGTAAAAACGGGAGACAATCGGCTTATTCTGTCTTTTCGTCTCCTCTACCTCTTTCACGTTATCATCGTATCTTTCCTTGAACGTACCCAACACGTCTATAAAACTGGAAGCGTGCAATGAGAACGAGTTTAACCATTCAGCGTATTTCTTGATCTCATCCTGCGCCTTATCCGCTTGACCCTTATTGTAATATTGAGGGATTTTCTGGTAGACTTGCTTCAGCTTGACATCCTTTATATATTCCTCCAAGGTATCGATGATTATGTCATCTGTCTCGCTATAGCTAACCTCGTTGATGGTCTGTATCAATTCCACGGAATCCAAGTCATCCCTTACCTTCTCCATCAATACGCCAACAGACGGAGGACATTTGTTCGCCTTGAAATAAACGCCTATTATCTTGTTGATGGTCTGAAACTGCTTATCTGGAAGGTATTCCGGTCTCATGTTCTCCACTATGATACCACATATATTACTACGTTTTAGGGCAGAGTTATATAAGATGTACAGGAACTCCTCGCTGAGTTGTTTTATTTCTTCTTTTGCCATTTCTCTAATCTTATTCTATATAATTCCGGATAAACACTATTGGTATATATCTTACACTTATCTGAGCACTCGCATTTTTGGCAGGAAGGGGAGAATGGAGACCATAACAACGTACTTTTATAACATAGCGCCATATAAGCCTCTATTCGTTGCGCTCTGGCTTTCGTAACTTCCTCGGCTTCCATATACACGTATTTAGCCAACGGGTGATTAGAGGTGTTCATGATAAGACTCTCAAGATATGATCTGGATAAGTTGTGATCTTTCAACCACTCATCCTCATAATATCTTTTCCCGTTCTTGAAATCTATGTAACGTTGGATAGCTTTTGGGCCGAACGAGAAACTCGGTCTCCACTGTCTTTTTAAATCCCTCCAATAATGAGCTATGCACACGCAATAATCTACCACACGACTGTCGCTCACCTCTCCGAACCTATTATTGAGTTGTTTCGTGAATGCCTCCATCTCACGGCTAACCTTTCCCCCTCCGGGAAAAGAGAATTGGGGATGGAGGCATTTTCTTTCTATCTCAGTGTAGACCTTGACGAACTTCTTAATCAATTCTTCGTTTTCCATCTCTGGTCAATAAGGCTTGTAATTGCATTCTGGCAAGGAACAAGCGGCTTTTTATCGTATCGATGCTTTTTGAAGCTAGGTTGCCGTTTTGATATGATATCTCAACTATCTCGTGCAATTTATAACCAGCTTGCTGAAGGATAAACGCCTCACGATATATGGGCTTCAATGTCTCTAAGGCACTCAGTATATCATCGTCATAAAGTTCCCGCCAATTATCCACACCCAATACATTCTCGCTCACATCCAAGGGATCATAGGAAAATTCCGGGGAATTATCTATATCGACATCATCCGTAGACTTGGTTTCCTTGTTTCTTCTCATCTCTAGGTTATGCACGAATCTCTTGCAAACAATATGAAGCCACGTGGCCAAGGGTCTGGTCGGATCATAGGTATCGATGTAATTATAATAGTTGACCAAGGCCTCCACATAATTATCATCGATATACCTTTTGTCCATTGAGTACTGGATGACGCATCTATAGACCAAGTTGAGGTTAGGGGTGACATACTTATTGAATAAGTCATGTCTCTCCCTTATCTCTTCAGCGGTTAACCGGTCTAATGGCTTTCGCTCGCTTTGTACTTCCATGTCTCAGACACTTGACGTTTAAACTCTTCCATCATCATATCGGATAGCCCCTTGGCTACACAATAATTCTTCCATCTCTTATGGTAACATATAAAGGTCTGCCTTACTTCCTCGTCAGATGGTTTTGGTGTTCTTTCGAGAAATTGATAGAAATCTGACAATAGCACCCCTAAAGCATTCATGTGAAGATTTAACTTTCTTCTCTTTCTTCTGGTCTCGCTCATAATCTGTATCTTTTACATATTAAATGGAAAATATGACAAGCGTCTGCCTCGTTATCGTCTACCGGAGTCTGCCCATACTTGTCTTTCATGGCTTGTATCATCTCTTCCTTGCTGGCGCTTCCGTTATTGGTGGCGAACTTCTTGATGGCCGATACGTTGGCGAAGATTGGTTCAGGAAGACCGAGAGTGTCACATACCTCCATCAAGATACCCCTAAACTCACTTAGCTTTCTCATTCCGGAGAATCTACCGCCTACGTTTACATCCTCTGCGGCTATGAGCCTAATGTTGTTTTTCTGGATAAAACTTAATAATGTGGTTCTAAAATCAAGGTGTTGTTTCCAATCGTTAGATTTCTTTTCAGTGAAATCCCACGTGCCCGATCCGTGGGTTGAGTAATATCCCGTATGCGTGGCTATATCAAGCGCCAATATATCTTCTTTCTTTAAATCTACGGGAACTTTGATATGATTATCCAATAGTTGATATTCCGTTTTGTTTGGTTATTACTAATTTATATGGGTATGACTCCGCTGTCTTGCCATGAGACACAACCAGAGAGGTTATCTTGAGCTTATTTAATGACTCAAGAATGAATGCCAACCCTTCCTCGTCAACAGCTGCAAGTATCTCATCAAGCACCAGAATATCCAGTCCTTTATTCAGATCTGCGTTATTGTTTGTAAGGGTATTCATTGCTAGGATCGTGGCTAGCTGTATTCTGGCTTTCTCACCTTCAGAGAATTTAGAGAAACTGCCAGCGTCAATACCGTCACGTAACAGGGATACCGAGATCTTGTCACGTATCTTTCCGGACTTTAGCATGGTGTAACCGTCAAACCTTACCCTTAGATCGCTTCCTATCTGCTCTAGGAAATCATTGGTTATCTCGTTCAAAGCTTCTACCTTACTGTTGGCAAGATAGGTCTTGAATGCTATGAATCTAGCTTCTTGGATGTTTAAGGTCTTAATCCGATCTTCCAGCTCGTTATGTTTTTTGTAAATCAAGGCTCTCTTCTTCTTGTACTCTTTCAATGAGGTTTGAAGTGACACGATAACGGACTCATCTGTCTCGTTCTCCAGCTTGCTTATCAATTCCTCATTAACCTTGATGGCACCTTCTAGCGATGATATGGATTCGGAGGCGACCTTGATTGCGCTGGATAATCTCTTGAAAGAGATCTCTACCTTGTCGAATAAATCATTGAACAAGTCATTGACAATATGATTTATCCTTTCCTCTAAATCTCCGATCTGTCGTTTCGCCTTGCTTATGTTGCTGTTGATGATCTGTATCTCGTTCACTTTTGAGAACACGACCATGTTAGCGTCCTTGATCTCTCTTTCCATATCATTCAAGAGACCTTTCTGCTTAAGCTTGAGCTTGTTCATCTCATCAATCTTTTCCTCGATGCGATCTAGTTCATTCTCGTTCAGGCTTATCTTATCCTTGCAAGTCTGGGTTGATTCCTTATATTGTTGAATATCCTCTTTTGCTTTCTCGATGTCAAAATCCTTATCTCCCAAGATAAAATGCTTGCCGCAATGGGGACATTCTATGGCCCCGCTGATCTTCGCTTCCAGATCTGCAATGGTGGAGGCATTTGAGCGGACCGTGTTGCGCATAACTAGTATTTGATCCCCAAATTTCTTTCGTTCGCTTTCGCACTTACCTATGCGTGATTCAATTTCATTACAGAATTTATCATATTCGGACTGTCTGTTACGATAATTATCCAAGCATTTATTCTCAATCTCCTTGGCCGTATTAAGCTCGGTCTCCCTTTCATTCAAGTCTGCGGATAGCTTGTCCAATAGATCTTTTTGTTGATTGATACGAGCCATTAAATCCTCCCTTGATCTGGAGATGTCGCTAATGTCATATTGAATAACCCCTAGATTTAAGAACTTATCGTTGATCTCATTCAAGATTTGATCGATGGATTTATTGTCACTCTCTTGATCGATCTTATTCAAGACTTCGTTCGCTTGCTTCGTTTTATCCAATCGCTCCTCATTTTGCTCCTTTTCGATCTTTGATTCATTGATGGAATCTTGATACTTGGATATTTGCTCTCGTGTGTTCTTTATGCGTTGGATCTTTGATAATCTTCTGGTCTCCGAGTTATCCATCTCAGTCTCGATCTGTTCCTCAATAGCCGAGATACGACCGTCATTGTTGGATAGCTCAAGCTTGGACTTATTGAGTTCATCCTCTAATGGCCTCTTGTCATTCTGTACGGCCAGTATGGATTGATCCACCAGATTTCCGTTAGAGAACCGATTGATGATTTCCTTCTTGTCCTTGTCTGAAGCGGAAAGGAAATCTTGATATTTATGTTTGGATAGGACATAGCTATTATAGATGTCCTCTTTTGTCAACCCAAGCAACTCTAGGATATACTTGTTATATTCATCCACGCCAGATTTAATGGTAGATCCGTCATCGACAATCTTCCCGTCTCTATACATGGTGACAACTATATCGGGAGAACCCTTTTTATAGATGGTACGCTCTATCTCTAATTCCGTATTGATGCTGGTATTGTCGAGAGTGATCTTGATATATGCGTTTTTCTCATCGTTATTGATAAGCTCGTCATTCTTGACTTGACGCAACGGGCTACCTGTCAATCCAAAAACAATAGCTTCCGTCAAGGCAGATTTCCCGGAGCCATTATTTTTTTGCCCCTCGTTGTCCAAATTGTGACCAAAAACAAGAGTTGTAACCCCTTGATTAAAAGAGTATTCAATATCTTTTAGGGTGCAGATGTTTTTTATTTGAATTTTATTTATTCTCCACATG